CTGGTGTTAAGTGCAGTTACATCAATTGCGTTTCTTACAAATTTCTTAACGTTAAATCCGCTTCTACGTAGATTCCAAAGAATCATACCTTGTGGATATAATGCTGGATCAGGTGCATCTGGATCTAAGAAATCACTAGTAAGCAGTTCAGCTATTGTGCTTGAAGGAGCATTACTAGTTGTTCCCCCTGTTGCACCAAATCTTGCATCTGCAAAAAGTACACCATTTTCTGTAGTTTGATCTGCTTTATCTAACAGTACCCATTTAGAAGTAGTACCGTTCCATCTGTAAATTCCTGGATAATCTTCAACACTAGCTGTGCTAATCCAAATATCTCCATCAACTAAAGCTGTTAAGTCTGATTGTGTAGTAGGCTCTTTTGCCGCTACAATCGGACCTGCTGGATCACAGTTTGCATATGCTCCACTGTAATTATGATAACCAACCCATGTAGTTCCGTTATGAATCATAAGGTCTACTTCGTCTACAACTGAACTATACCATAATGTACCATTTTCAGTTAAGCTAGTTGGTGCAGTGCTTGAAGCTGTGTAAGTTAATTCTTTCCAGTTTGAAGCTACCCAATCACTTGCAGTATCGCCTGTTGGTGCAGTATATAAATTAGCTGTACCAGTACCGTTTGCAAAATTATAAACAGCAAAGCCAATTAGTGCTAATCCACCATCTGTGTCTTTGATTCTAATTTCGCCACCTAGTTTGTGGGAAATTTGTATTTTGTTACTTGAGTCAACTATTGCTGTAATGTTTTGGAAACCTGCGGCATTAATTGCTCCTGCAATTACATCTGCATCACTTGATGCGCCTGTAGCAGTAACACTAATAGTTTTCATAGCGTCTAAAGCTTGTTGATTTGCTTTTGACTCTTGCATATTAAATGCATATGCTTGACTACTTAATTGTGTGGTTACTGCACTAGAAGTAATTTTAGTTGCTCCAGTAGCCGCTCTTTGGAAAATTTTGCTATTAGCAATAATCGGGCTTACTTCTTCAACATTTGTATTAACATACAAATCACCTAATGCGATACCTGCTCCGCCACCTGATTTATCAAGTGCAAATAGTGCGGCATGGTTTGTATCATAAATTGGTGCTGTAATTGTTGACCAAAGTTGCGTAGAAGTGGCATACTTCTTTACTTTGTAATTTGCGCCACCGTTTGGAGTAGTTGTTTTAATCCAAAGGCTTCCTGTTGGTGCAGGTTCTGAATCACCTGACTTATACTGAGGTACACTTGTATGCGGTGCAATAGTAAGCTTAGGTGCTTCATAAGTTGCCGCAGATACACCAGTATCTGTAAGTATAGTTCCTGTACCGTTAGCAATAACAACATCTGCACCAGTTGAATAAATTTCTAGTGCTCCGTCTACTGCCGCCGCTGTAATTCCTGCAATAGATGCAGTATTAATATCTGAAGCCAAAGCTGTAACTGTAGTACCAGCTAATGTAACAGTAGTAGCATTAATTACCACTGTATTTCCGTTACTTAATGTAGGATTAGAAGCTGTGCCTGTCACTACTGGATGGCTAGCTGACCAGTTGGTCGATCCAACTTCAACCCATGCTCCTGCCGCTACACCTGCTCCAGAATTTCCTTTTGACTTAAAATAAAATTTGTTAGTTGTAGTTGTTGCAACAACTGCATAATCACCAATTGCTCCTACAGAAGCTTTTGGTATGCCAGATGCTATGTTGCCAACTAAGTCTGTTAACTTAGTAATTACTTTTGGTGTTTGTGAAGAAAAGCTTTGGCCGCCTGTTGTAGTGATTGCCGCCGCATTCCATTCTAAAATACCAAACAAGCTATTAAGTGTATCAAACCAATGTGCGCCATCTGCTGGCTCACCGCCTGGTGCTGTTGCACTTGCTTGTAGTTTGCCTAAATCTAGGTCTGCTCTAACAACATATGCTCTGTTTGTTACGCCTAGTAAAGAGTATGCTGTTTGTAGTCCATACTCGTTTAACTCTCCGCCATGTATCATATTGCCGTTTGAGTCTGAATAAAATTTTGGGTCGCCGAATGTTTCACCAAGCTCTCTTTGGCTGGTGATCAAATAAGGCTTACCAGCGTTTGCTTTTAGTGTTCCCGCTGCCGTTCCTGCGCCTGAACTGCTTGTCTTGTTAGAAGCAGTAGCGACAAAAATCATTGGTACCGTACCAGCCGCCGCTGGGGTGTAGAATGATTCGTCAATTACTTTGACTTCTACGCCTGGTGAAGTTAATGCCATTTTAGTTCTCCTGTTGGATATCGTTTTACTAACTGTATTTATGTCTATAGATTAATTTCACCCTATATATTAGCATAAAAAAGGGACCAAAAAGGTGAGCTAAATACAGTATGCGTCCTTTATGCAAATGTAAGCAACGGCCTGCGGCCATAAACTATTATAAAGATGGTAAACCCTACTATAGAAAGCTGTGCGAAAAATGTTTACGCAATGGTCTTAATCATGGAGTGCCTAAGTGGCAACAATATGGTTATGAAAAAAAAGAAGTTTGTGAAAAATGTAACTATAAAAGCAAACACTCAGAAGTATTTAATGTTTTCCACATAGACGGGGATTTAAATAATTGTAGACCTACAAATTTAAAAACAATTTGTGCTAACTGCCAGCGTATTGTACAGAAGCAAGGGGTTCGCTGGAAACAAGGTGACCTTCGACCTGACTTTTAAGATCTTGTATAGTCCCATCATTATACAAAATTGCATCAAAATGGTTATTAGTATCAATCCATTTATATTCACTAGCATGTATATCATATGCAGACATTAAATCACTTCCTGTTTGGTTATCTAATATTGCTTGACCAAACCATTCAGGATCTGTACCACGTTTTACTTGCCAAATTTCTCCGCCAAGATCTCTAATAACATTTTGTTCATTTCGAAATCTCACATCAGGAATAACAAATTCTTTAGTAGGATTGTTAATTATTTTTTGTTTTACCATGCTTACCCATATACCATCGTAAAAGCCATTACGCATACAATCGGTGCCAAACTCTTGTAAAACTAGCCTAGGTGTAATTTCACGTCCTGTTTCCTGTGTCCAAAACTGGTCAACTTGTTCTCTCCATTGCCTAGATATATGACTATCACCTTCTAGCATATCCCTATCCCAACTGAATAGTTCAGCTACTGCATCTTTTAGTTTATCTGCAAATGATATTTTTTCAAAACCGTACTCGTCTACAAGATAGTCACTTACTGTACCTTTACCGGAACCAATAAGTCCACAGATACCAATAATCATAAAATGTCTCCTAAGTTTATAGTAGTTATTATATGATAATTTTAGCTTGTTGTCAAGTGGTTTTTAGCCGATTAAAAAGCCATAGCCTTGTCCGCCTGCTACTGCGGTGCTTACTTCTTGCTCTAACTTTTCCATTTCAGCTTGTGCTTCTGATTTAAGTGCATCACCGTTCAAAGTACTTCCGCCGCCAGGACCAGCTATAGTAGCAAATTTACTCCTTGCTTCTCCTAACATGTACTTACATGATGCTAAAGTATAGTCTTTAATCCATTGCTTTGCAAGATAGTCTGATAGTAATTGTGTGTCTGGTCTGTAGTTATATGCATAAAGTAATAAGTCTTCTTCTGCACGTGGACGTTGTAGCAACGTAAGTTTCTTAGTAGTTGTATTCCATTTAAATTCAATAAAACTACCAAACATACGTCCTACTAGCTCTTGATGTTGTGCAAATAAATCATATGTTGCTAATCCGCCTAACTTAGAGCCTGATAGCAAATATGTATTTGTATAGGCCATATTAAACGGTTCAAACAACGAGCCTCCGTCTGTGCCTCCAGTCCTAGAACCTATTGACCTTCTAAATAGCTTTCTTATTTCAATTACTTCATCAGGTAGTATATATTCGTTTTGATCTACTACTGTAGTCAAAAACAAGTATGATTCTTCAACACTATTATCTGATCTTTGTCTAAATTTACTTAAAGCTTTGCTAAGTGCGGTTTCGTAATGAACAGGGTCTAATTCTACATCAATCATGCCACCACCTAAGGACGCATTTACGTAGTCATATACCTCTTGTTTCATTGTTGCTAGCTCAGACATTCTCTACTCTCCATATAGTATTTATCGTTACGATAAATATACATATGCCAAGACTGTCTTTATATAAACCAGAACGCGGTAACGATTTTCATTTTCTTGACAAGCAAATTCAGGAAATGTTCACTGTTGGCGGTACTGATATCAATGTTCACAAGTATTTAGGTGCTAGGAACCCATCATCTGCAGAATCAACGTCTGATCAACCAAGATATGATGCTGTAAAAGAAACTAATATACAAGATCTATTATTTTTAGAAAATAGAGATAGAAAATATGATCCAGACGTATATACAATGCGAGCAGTATACAATGTACAGGATATAGATTTTGATCTAAGCCAATTTGGCTTATTTTTAAGTAATGATACATTGTTTATGACCATACATATTAATAGTTCTGTGAAAACATTAGGCAGAAAAATTATGAGTGGTGATGTAATAGAATTGCCACACTTAACAGACGAATACGCTTTAAATGATTATGATGTAGCCCTAAAGAGATTTTATGTTGTAGAAGATGTAAACAGAGCCGCAGAAGGCTTTAGTCAAACATGGTATCCTCATTTATACAGACTAAAATTAAAGCAGATATACGATACTCAAGAATACAAAGAAATATTAGATTTACCTGCAAGCGAAAACTCAAGCAATACATTAAGAGATGTACTTTCTACGTATGAGAAAGAAATGCAAATTAATAGAGCAGTAGTAGCACAAGCTGAACAAGACGCACCTAAGAGTGGATTCGACATAAGTCATTTTTACTCTATTGCAACAAATGACGACGGTTCAGTGGCACTACAAACTGCTGACGAAACAGATTTAGATGCTTCTATGATCAATACTACAGCAGACGAAATAGCTGATAGGCCAGACAGAGAAGGATATACAGGTTACTTAGTAGGTACAGGTGATGCCGCTCCAAACGGTGCTCCTTTTGGATTTGGAATAGCATTTCCAAAAGATAATAGGAATGGAGACTACTTTCTACGCACTGACTTTTTGCCTAACAGAATGTTTAAGTTTGATGGCAACAGGTGGGTTAAACAAAATGATGATATTAGAATGACACTAAGTAACACATTAGAAAAACAAACACAGAAGGCAAGCTTTATTAATAATACAGCGTCAAGTACAATTAATGGTGAAGTTGTACCAGAAAGACAAAGCTTATCTAAAGCACTTCGTCCAAAAAAGGATAACTAATGCAACATTTTTATGACGGACAGATTAGACGCTATACAACACAAATGATGCGTATTCTAAGTAATTTTCCTGTTATAGACGGAGACGGGCAAACTAAAGAAGTACCTGTAATGTATGGTGACCTTACTAGGCAAGTTGCAAATATTATAAGAGAAAATAGTGAAAATAAACTACCTAGTGCTCCGCGAATAAGTGTTTATATAACAGGATTAGAACTAGATAAAGATAGGTTAACAGATTCAACTTACACTAGAAAAACTAATATACGTGAACGAGCATATGATGAAACTGCAAAAGAATATGTCAACACAGAAGGCAAAGCATATACAGTGGAAAGACTTATTCCTACTCCTTACTTAATGAGGTGTAATGCAGACATATGGGCAAGTAACACTGATCAAAAATTACAATTACTTGAACAAATTTTAGTATTGTTTAATCCTAGTTTAGAAATGCAAACAACAGATAATTTTATTGACTGGACAAGTATTACAGTTGTACATTTAGAAAATGTTCAATGGAGTAGTAGAAGTGTGCCAGTTGGCGTAGACACAGAGATAGATATTGCTACACTTAGTTTTAGTATTCCTGTGTATATAAGTCCGCCTACTAAAGTACGTAAGATGGGCGTCATTACAAATATTATTACAAGTATGTTCGATGAGACAAACGGAACAATCGAAGATGGCATATCTCAACCTCAATTAAATGCATATGACGATACATCATTGCCAGGTAAATCAACTGACTCTAGAGGTTCAAGGGTTGGTTCAACAGCTGGTGGACATTCAGCTAATGTTAACTTTGCCCAATGGACAGTATATGTAAGTCAAGGAAATGCACAGCTAGTTGCTAACGGTATGGTCGGTGTTAAAAACTGGAGAGAAATATTCACTGCACTACCTGGTGTTTATGCCGCAGGAGTAAGCAGAATATTCTTAACAAATGATGATAATTCTA